ATATTTCAATAAAATGAATACATTTTAGCAATATTTTGCGAAAAAATTTACATTAAATATTTATTTATTTAAGTATTTTTGACAAAAACCAAGAAAAATGCGTGTTTTTTTTATATTTTTTTCTGAATCTAAAGATAGAATAAAAACAACAAAAAAATGGGTGGCGGTCTTATGCAATTAGTAGCTTATGGTGCTCAAGATGTTTATCTTACTGGTGATCCTCAAATTACATTTTTTAAAGTCGTGTATCGTAGACACACAAACTTTGCTATTGAAGCTATTGAACAAATCTTCAATGGTAATGCCGACTTCGGAAAAAAACTTACATGTGTTATCTCACGTAACGCTGATCTCATTCACCGTGTTTATGTCCAAGTAACCCTCCCCCGTGTTGAATGCCCTGGCTCTGCCTGCTTCAGATGGGTCAATTACATTGGTCATGCTCTTATCCACTCCGTCGATGTTGAAATCGGTGGCCAACGCATTAACTTTTGATCAGTGCGCAAAAGCATCCTGCCTTAGAAATTTGGCTCTTTCTAAGGATAAAAACAGTTGGAATCCAAATATTTGATTTTTTTCTTCTTTTTTCGTTGTTGTTTTATGAAGAAAAAAACAAATACATTCTGATGCTAGTATTCTTAATTTTATAAATTTATAAATAAAAAGAATGCAATGTCTCCAAATTGCGGGGAAATCCTAAAGCCTTTATGGCATTTGTTGATAAAAAAAAAATGAATTTATTTAAATGTGATATCTAATATAATAAAAAAAGTGAGTAATAATAAAAAATGGAAGAAATTATAAGAATATGTAAAGATTGTAAGATTGAAAAAACTATCTCTTCTTTTCCTAAAAATGGTTCTGATTATAGATATTCATGTAAAGAATGTCATAATCAAAATAATGCTTTAAAACGTGAATTAAAAAAAGAATTAATTAAAAATGGTATTGAATTAAATATTCCTAAAAAAGTGAATCCTCCTGATTTTAATTTACCTTTAGAAGACCAAATAAGAATTTGTAATGTTTGTAATATTGAAAAACCTTTGATATCTTTTCCAAAAAATGGTGAAACAATTAGAATAACTTGTCAAGATTGTAGAAATAAAGCTTCTTCAATTTCTTATAAAAAGAAAATAGAACATGAAAAAGAAAAACTTAAAAATGAGCAATTAACTATTCAAAATAAAATTTTAATTCAAGAAGAAACAAGAGTTTGTACTATTTGTAATATTGAAAAAAAATTAACGGAATGTTATAAAAAAGATAATGGATCTTATCGTAAAATTTGTCAAGATTGTTTTAATGAACGACGAAGAGAGACAAGAGATTTATCAAAAGAAAAAGAATATTACGAAAAAAATAAAACAGAAATTTTATTCATTAAGAACAAAGTTGGACAAAGTCCAACGAAAAAACAAAAAGAATTTTCTAAAAAAATTTCTAAAAATGACCAAATTTTTTTAGAAAATTCTTTTGAAGAATTATCTGAAAATTCACCACCTATTTTAAAATCATCCTTTGAAAAACAAGATGAACAAATTTTTCAATCATTTCTTAAAAAAGAAGAAACTATCCCTAAAAAATCAATTTTTTTACCAATTTTTGAAACATATGTTGAAAAAAAAGAAAAAATTGATGAAAAAAAGGAATCAATTATAAATAATGAATCCTTTTCTTCTTTAAAAATAGAAACAATAAATGATAATATTTTATATGAAAAAAATATTGAATCATATTTAAATATTTTAGAAAATGAACCAAAAAGAGTTTGTAAAAAATGTAATGTTGAAAAAGATTTAAAAACTTGTTTTAAAAAAGAAGATTTTGGTTATCGTTTAACTTGTAAAAGTTGTCAAAAAGAAATGACAGATGAAAAGGATAAAATACCAGAAGGAAATATTGAAGAAACAAAAATATGTAATGTTTGTAATATTGAAAAAATTTTATCTATAGGTTTTAAAAAAGATAATGGATTTTATCGTAAAACATGTACAGATTGTTTTAATAAAAGACGTAGAGAGTTAAAAGAACAATCAATAATTCCAGAAAATATTATTGAAAAAGAAAAAGTAATTTTTAAAAAAAGTTCATTTGAAATGGATTTAATAAATAAAGAATATGAAAAATTATTATTAGAAATTTCTAAAAGACCACGTAAAGTATGTAAAAAATGTAATATTGAAAAAGATTTAGATTTATCTTTTAAAAAATGTGGTGATGGTAAATATTATGAAGGAATATGTAATTATTGTAAAACAGTAAGAGCTATTATTCCATCAAAAGAAGAATTACAAAAAAAAGAAGATGAAAAAGATAAACAATTTAAATTAGAAAAAATTATTGAATTTAAATTAAAATATGAAATTGAATTAAATTCTGAAGAAACTATATATCATATTGAAAGAACAAGAAAAGATATAAGAAATGAAAAGTTAAATAAACAAAAATCAGAAAAAACATTAGAAAATAATGATATTAAAGAAAAATATATGAAAGAAAAATTTTATTATGCTTTAAAAAAAAGAATTTTTGATTATTTACCTTATGATTCAACTTATTTTAATTCTTTAATGGGTATTAATTCTGATGAAAAATTAGTTTATATTTGGTTTGAATATTTTTTCAATGATGAACAAAATTGGTTTAATTATGCTGAAAATTGGCAAATTGATCATGTAATTCCAATTAAATTTTTTGATCTTAAAGATGAAAATCAATTAAAATTTGCTTTTCATTGGTCAAATGTTCAACCTTTAAAAATTAAATTAAATTCAAAAAAATATACAAAAATATCTATTCAAACAATAAATTCACATTTAAAAAAATTATATACATTTTTATCAACAAATCCTGAATACCAAACCAAATGTGAAAGCACTTGGTGGCCAAGATTAAAACTTGGGTATGGTTATAACTTCAAGGATGAGAAAGAATTAAAAGAATTCTTTCAAAATGGACAATCCGCATCCAATCCTCTAAATGAATCTGAAAATTCTTCATCAAATGTTCATTTGTTTTTACATGAAAATGAAAATCAAATGAACAGTGAAAATGAGTATGATTCATATGAGGAAGGTTCAACGACTAAATGAAGACAGGTAAAAAGAATTTTACTTAATAATCAATAATAAATAATTTAATAATTTTTAAAAAAATCAAAATTCTTTTTACTCAAGATATAGTCTATTCGAGTAAATGATTACTCGTATATTAAGAGATCGTCATTATGGTGAATGGTTACAGCTTTGGAATGAGCTCTCTCTCCAACCTGGTTTAAAGGTTGGTTATGACAACATGGTCGGTAATACCATTGAACTTACCGGCACTGGTCTCACTTCCACTGAAGCCACTACCCTTTATATCCCCCTCCAATTCTGGTTCTGCAGAAATCCTGGTCTTGCCTTACCTTTAATAGCTCTTCAATACCATGAAGTCCGTATTAATGTTGAATTCAGACCCAAGAACCAATGCTACATTTCCACTCTCCAACCTGGAAACTGTGGCTTTACCACTGAAGGTTCCACTTTCTGTGTTCCTTCCCTTGAAGCTGCCTCTCTCTTCGTCGATTACATCTACCTCGACACTGATGAGAGACGCCGTTTCGCACAACTCTCCCATGAATACCTTATTGAACAACTCCAATTCACTGGTGACGAATCCACTGTGAATACCAACACTAAGGTTAAACTTAACTTCAACCATCCTTGTAAGGAACTCATTTGGGTCGTCCAACGTGATGATGTCGTTAAACCAGGTTCCCTCCAATGGTTCAACTACACTGATGACTTTGATAACGATGGTGATGTCACTTATGGTGGTGCCAACGTTCATGGTCAATCTTTCACCAACTTCACCTCCCTTCCCTTCAATCTCCTTAACTCCAATGTTGAAGCTGGTTATATGTCTCAATCCTTCCCTTACAACTATGTCCAAGATGGCTCTTCTTCCTCAGCGGTTGCATCTCTTGGCGTTCCTGTTGGTCTTGGTGCAGGCAATAACTTCAATGTTCCTTCTTCTTTCTATCCCAATGTTCCCGGATTTGTTCAAGCTAATGGTCTTGGTCCCGGTAACACCCTTGCCACTGATTTTGTTAATTTCACTGGCACAGATGCCCTTACCACTGCCGGTGATGGTGCTGATCATGCTGGTCTTGGTCCCAGAAATGCTGGTCGTAACCCTGTTATCCGTGCTAAGCTCCAACTCAATGGTCACGACAGATTCCAAGAACGTCTCGGTTCTTACTTCAATCTTGTCCAACCCTACCAATGCCATACTAACATCCCTGCTACTGGTATCAACGTCTATTCCTTCGCTCTCCAACCTGAACTCCATCAACCCTCTGGAACTTGTAACATGAGCAGAATTGATCAATGCCATCTTCTCCTCCAAATCACTCCTAAAGCTGCTTATGGCTCTAAGGTGAGGGTTTACGCAACTAATTATAATGTGTTAATTTTTCATGAAATTTTTTTAGCACAGAAAAGTATCGCGCCATATATATTAATGAGCTCTATATATGGAAAAATCGCTTTTGATCTCATAAACACAATCCTAACTTATTTTTTATTCATTGTGTTAAATCATGATGCTAGTAATATTTATAAAGAATATTGCGACACACTTAAATTTCGGGAAAACGCTAAAGCCAATAATACTAAGGTTATATTGAAAAATATAACTGGCCATGAAAAAAACCATGGGTATAGTAAAAATTTATTGGATGTGAATAAATTATATTCTAAATGCGCAATCCGAAGGAAGTTTTCTAACATTGAAAAAATCATGAAAACTCTTCAACGAGTATATATTTGTGGGGTTCTTAAAAAGAATCTTAAGATGTACTCTAGTCCCTTTGAAAATATGTTGAAAAACAGGGTAGAAACGTACGTATCATGTCTGGCATAAACGGTATTATATTTTTCTTAATTATAACTTTTTTAAAACAAAATGAAAAATATAATAATAATGTTTCAAAAAACATTTACCCCCTGTGCCAAACAGCCGACTGCTTTTGTAGTTGTTATTTTACTACAATAGAAAAACAGTGTAAAAATAACATTTCTTTTTTAAAGAAATTATATAATCGGCTAGTATCTCTTATTATACAAAAAAGAGATGCAACAAAACCAAATTGCGGAAAACTCCGAAAATATAATTCTACCACTTTTTCTTGGAAACTTGAAAAAGGAACTCGGGTAATGACCGATCCCAATGGTAATAACGTATTATATTGGAAAATCCGCAACCAAAATCCTAAAATTTTAAATTATTGTCAAAATAATGTTAAAATTATGGATAAGGCTCAGAGACTAGATGGTTTTGCGTTTTTGAAATTCAAAAATGTAAGATATAGTCCAAACAATTTTGATAAAAAATTGTATCTCATAGTAAATAAATCTTATTTTATAATTAATAAACATTTACTACGAAATACCCCTGGGGGGGTCTTGCCTTTAGTAATTAAGGGCATAAAAGTATCATGCTATCTTTATCATGGTTCTAAAGATAGGAAAATCATTTATGGTCCATGGAAGAATATTTTCTTCAAACCAAGATACTAGTATCTTATTTAATAAGATGCGACATTACCAAATTGCTGGAAAATCATAAAGCTTCAATGACTAAAGTTATTTACGAAAGTTATAACTGGATGAGAAAAAACTCATAAATAGTAATACTATTGAAGATTTTAGAATTATTTCTAAAAATTGGCAATCAGCATCCTATTCCTAAAAAAACAATGTTTTCATGGATATAGGTTCAACGACTTGATGGTAATGGAGGTTTTTAAAACCTTTAAGGTAAAGTTCTACTCTTTGTTGAAAAACAAAGTAGAAAGGATTCCAACTAAAATATTTATATTATATTTTACAAAAATATATAATAACAATATACAATATATAAAATTATCAAAATTAATATATTTTGATAAAAAAATTTATTTTATTTTTCTTAGATTAATTATCTAAGAAAAATGTGTAAAATTAAAAAAAAATGAAACTATTGAAAAAATTAAAAAATATTTTCAAATTACTTCTCTTTCTATTGATAAATGTTTAGGATTAAATTTACAAAATAAATCACAATGTAAAAATTCTATTAAAAATGAATCTTACTTTTGTGAAAAACATAATGAAAAATCAAATTCTGTTTTTTACAAATTTTTTTTTAAAATAGATCAAATTTTTAAAACTCATCATTTATGTCTTAATTGGAATCAACCTTGTCAAAATATTATTTTAAACATTAATGATTCTAATTATTGTGATATTTGTTTAAAAAATGGAAATGTTGAATCTGATAAATTAATATATCCATTTGTTCAAAAAATAGATGAGTTTGTAGAAAAAGTTTGTAAAAAATGTAAAAAAAATAAAAAAGAATATGAATTTATATCTAAAAGAGCAGAAAAATCTTTTTTTTGTGATGAATGTAGAGAAAAAACTATAGTCAATGAACAAAAAAGACAAATTAAAAATAAAGAAAATTTAAATATTAATTTTCAATATAAAGATTTTAAACATGACGCAAAAAAAAGTTGGGAAACCATCTTCAAAAATTAATGATGAAATTATTCAAAAAATTATTGAATTAGATAATTCTAAACAAAAAAATAAAACTGAAATAGCAAATGAATTTGGCATTACTCGACAATATGTTTCAAAAATTTTAGATAAAGATAAAAATAAAGAAAAAAATGTTTCAAAAAAAGATTGTAAAGATGAAGATGAATTTAAAGAAAAATTTGCTAAAGCTACTTCATTAGGTAAAAGACAATTTACTTTTGAAACAGCAATTCAAATTTTACTTATGAAACTTGATTCTCAAGATAATGCTGAAAAAATTGCAAAACATTTTCTTCAAAAAGATGGAAAATTTATAACTGTTGATATTGTAAAAAATATTTGGGCAGGAAAAACAAAATTTTATGAAGAAGAATTTGATGAGGCAACACCCATTTCATATGAAAAATATCTTGAAATTATGACTTCCAACGATTTTATTTCTCAACTTAAAAGTATAGAGAAACAGG